TGCAGCCAGCATCCAGAGTACATCACCCATCTCTGCTGCAATAGCTTGCTTCTGATCCTGCATTGGTATTCCATCACGCATCATCTTAGCAATCTTACCTGCCACCTCACCTGCCTCTTCAGCAAGACCTAAGGCTGCATAGGATACAGCATACTTCTTAGGATACACGGCTGTCTTCAATGCACCAATCTGGTACTCATAGAAGTTCATCATTACCAGTTCACTCCTTTAGTTTTCTTCATTAGTTCAATCATCTTATCCAGATACCATGCAGCTTTCTCAGCGTCTTCAATAGGATTACCCTTCTTCCACAAGCGTGAACCTGTATACTTGAGAAGATTACCATGACAGTAGCTAATAGCTTCATACTCACCTAGTACATCTACTATGTAATCAATGGTTTCAATCTCACCCTCTGCATAGTGAGCAGGACTATTAACCATGTCTTTATCTTTATTATCTAGCTCTTCTGCTTTAGCTTTCATATATTGCTCATGCCCTAGAGGGATGCCAAAGGTGGTTGCCATAGCTTTACTTCTCCTGTCTCTGTGTTGTACTCACCATCACGTAGGATACGTGCTAGCCTTGCGTTCTCTAGTGCTACGTCTTCAGATAAACCTTTACTCTTAAACGCAGCAACCACCGTATCCCACGTACAACCAGATGATAAAAGTTTATTAGCAGTCTTGGGGCCAACAGTTGGACAGCCGCTATAGTTATCTGTACTGTCCCCAACCAGAGTTTGGAAAAGGAAATTGTAGTGAGCTTCTTCTTCAGTGATCGTAACCAGTTCACCATTAATCCAATGCTTTGCTGGTATAGTGAGTAGGTCTTTGTCTTCAGACCAGATAATAGTATCTGGATTTTTAGTAGCCAGTATTCCAAGAACATCATCAGCCTCCAAGTTCCTGTACATAATTGTATTGTATTTAGATGTAAGGTATTCCCTAGCCCAGCCAAGTAGCATAGGCTTACGTGTATCTTTACGATTAGCCTTGTAGTAGGGTGCTACATTCTTACGGAAGTTAGCCTTATCACTTAGTGTAATGATACAATCCTGAGCAGGAGCATCCATTAACTTGTGTATCTGATCCTCTAGTCGTGCCTCGACATCAGGCTCAAAGGCATGTAGTGACCACAGACCATCACCCCAATTGATGGGTGTCTCAGCAGATGCAGCAGCCTTGTAAGCAATGATGTCACCATCAATAAGCAGTAGGGTCATCATCTATCTCCTCTTTTCTTTCATGTTTCCTTAGGATATGTAGCCCTGTCTGTACCTGAATGTAGTCTAGGTATGCCTCAACAATCCACTTAATGCTTAGACAAATACTAACACTCATAAACGAACAGGTTAGTATTAGCTTCCATACAAAATCAAAGTCCATTGATGATATCCTTTGCTTGCTTTACTGTGATGTTAAACCACTCGTTCTTCTTCTCTCCAATTAGTTCAGCCATCACATGAGCTTCACGTTCAGCTTCTGCTCTGTCAGAAAAGAATACACTGTGTTCTAGTTTGTAGTTTCTAAATGGGGAATAGGTTTGATAATCTTTCAACCTATCTTCAGCAAGGATAGCCTTACCAATCTTAACCCAATCAGGCCAAGCGGTATTAGTTATGATGTACACATCACCTTCTTTGACAGCATCAAACTTAGCTAAGGCTCCCTTCTTAATCTTCTTGATTAAGTTCCTAGCACGTTCAATGGGTATCTGGTAGGCTCTAGTACAAGGCTTACACATATAACGCCTGTTCTTCTGAAAACCCTCGTACCAGTTACTATCATTTAACTCTACATCACAATGGTTACAAGTCTTAGTGGGTGTCTGCCCAGTTACTTCCGTACTTGTACTCACTGTCAAGTCTACATCTAAAGTTGAAGTGTCTTTCAACGTCCCGCATACACTCAAGAATAACTCGCCCTGTCTCATCTTCCTGTCCCTTCTTTACTACTACTTGAACTTCATCATGGATGAACGCTACAATCTGTGCGTCCAGCTTGGCTTTCTTAATGGCACGTGAGATAAACACATACCATGTCTTACAGATTATAGCACCAGCACTCTGTAGTAGAGTGTTTAGTGCAGCGTGGCTGTGTCGGATAGGAATGATACGTCCATCCAATCCCTTGACCCAGCCTCGTTCATCAGCAGCCTTAGATACTGCATCCTTAAGATACTTGAGGGCTGGTAGTTTCTTCAAGAACTTCTGCTTGATTGCCTTACCTTCCTTCGCACCCTTGCCTATGATCTTGCCTGTCTTCTCATCACCTGAACCATAAAGAAATCCATAGATGAATGTCTTAGCCTGATTACGTGACTCAAGACCAGCAGCCATCTGGTTAGCAGTATGAATGTCACCATTCAAGACCACATCAGCATACGATCCATCGTCATAAGCAGCCATATAATGAGCGAGACAGCGTAACTCAAGACCAGAAGCATCAGCACCAAGTAGACTATACCCGCTAGGAGAGATGAATAGTTCTCTACACTCCTTGCCATACGGCGCACCAACGCTAGGTATCTGGGCTGTGTTAGGATTGGAATGAGTACAACGAGAGGTGACAGCACCCATATGATTGACACGTCCATGAATTTTTCCACCCTTCTCCATCTTCAGCCATGCTTGCTTACCTGTAGCTAGTTGGCCTATGCGTTTATTCAACAGTAGGTATTCATTCAGTAACTTAGCCTCTGGCATATCAATACCAGACAGCACAGTCTCATCTACCTTAGGTTCACCACTGTCAGTAAACGCCTTTGGTTTCCAACCACGCTTCATTAGTCTGTCTGCAATCTGCATACGTGATGCGGGGTTGAATGGAATAGTCTTGGTCTTTGTTTTTAGTTCAATGATAGTAGGCTCAAAGGTACTGACTAACTCATCCTCAATGTCAGACCTACGTTGTGCTAGCCTACTGTAAAGAGCCTGAGCTTCCTGTACATTAAAGTCAAAGCCATGCTCTTGTTGTTGTAGTAGTAGGGTATGAATTTCAGCTTCTAGGTCTAGTGCCAATTGGCTAAAATTTTTCTCCATAATTTTACGATACAGTTTGTTTGTAACTGCTGTGTCTTGGATGCAGTAGTCGAGCATCTCAGGGGTATATGCTGCAAAGCTCTCGCTGCCACTATTGAAATCACCTTTTAATTCTCCTAGCCTGTAGCCCCATGCCTTAAGTGAGTGACTGCCTATTAGTTTCTGAGGGAAGTTACCCCTCTTGTTTAACTTGAAGTCAATCTCTTTTACATCAGGCCATACTGTTCTAGAGTATACCAACGTATCAATGACCTTACCCTTGTAGGTGTAGCCATGTAGTTTCTTTATCACACGCAGGTCATAGTCAGTAATATTATGACCAATGAGTGTCTTTGCTTTGTCCATAAAGTCCAAGGCTTCCTGCGTCTGTGTTGGGTCAAAGGTGTGTACCTCATCAGTGTCAACATCTCTGAAGACATGACACCATACCTGAGTTACTTCATCAAGTAAGTTGTCTGCTTCTAAGTCCCATATGTATTCCATACTGTGTCTCCGCACTAGTTAAAAGTCTATCTCTACCTCATCCTCATCGTCCCAGTATGTCTCAGTCATCCTTCCTGTATCTACTGAGTAAGCCAAGTGACAGGCTATGCCTGTATCCCCTGACCATCTGTTCTTTAACACCCTGACATCACTGATGTTAGAGTTGTCCTTGTCCTGCTGGTTACGCTCAAGTCCGATAACGATATCGGATAGCTGACCAATAGCAGCACTACCACGTAGCTGGGCAAGTGATGTCTGTGCGCCATCCTCATGTCCTCTGTCACCTGATGGACGCTTGAGGTGTGAGATCAGGATCATACCACAGTTCAACTCCTCAACTAAACCTCGCAGTTTAGTCATGGTGTTGTCAATGATACGCCTCTCGTCACCACCCTCTAGCCCTGACACCACGATACTGATGTGGTCTAGGACAATGAAGTTACAACCACAACCACGTACAAGATAACGTATCTTAGATAGTAGGTTGTCACTGTCGGTACTACCCCAGTGGTCATACAGGTACACCCTGCCTGAACCTACGGTAGCATCAAAGGCTTCCTTCATCTCTTCTGTTGATACATCCTCGTTACTCTGTAGGTGTAGCAACCTGTTCATCTCAATAGACATAAGCCCTAGTGCAGTACGCTTTACGTTCTCCTCTAGTGCTATGTAGCCTACTGTCTCACCATTCTTAATGAGACTGTGTGCTAGCTCACGTGCTAGCTGAGACTTCCCGATGCCCGATCCTGCTGTCAGCGTGACGATCTCACCCTTACGACAACCACCCACCTTCTCATTGAGTCCGGTGTATGGGTATGGGATAGAGGCACGTTCATCTACTGATGTAACCACATCCCACAGGTCTATGCCTGACACGATACCATCAGGCCGGAATGTCTTAGCACCCCACACTGCATTGATTAGTTCCTCTGTCCGTCCAGCCTGTAGCATATCACTAGCATCCTTGAGGGGAAGCTTGGCAATCTTAGCCTTGTTGGGTGGAAGGATAGAAGCTACATCAAGTGCAGCAGCCTGACCTACCTCATCATTATCAAACATAAGGATGATGCTATCGTACTTACTAAGCCATTCGATTGAACGTCCAATAGCTTTCTTAGCACTGTCTATGCCTGAGGGTATGCTAACGACAGGCCACTTGTTACCAAAGGCTTGGCTAAGTGACAGGGCATCAAGCTCACCCTCGACAATAGTAATCATCTTACCACCATCACGGCATAGGTTCTGACCATACAGGCCAGCCTTCTTTAAGTCACCGATAACGGTGAAGTCCTTGTTGGGAAAGCGTACCTTCTGTGCCTGTAGTGTACCGTGATCGTCATAGTAGTTGGCTACTTGTACCTTACTACCATGATACTCAGACACACCATACTTCCAGTGTTTAGATGTAGCCTCGCTGATCCTACGCTTACCGAAAGCTTGGGGCGTGACCTCTAGGAAGTTAGCATTTGCTTTCGGCATTACCATCTCCTGTATCTCCTGCCCATCAGCAGGGGTTAGTGTCTGGCAAGAGAAGCAGTAGTGATTACCGTTGCTGTATAAAGCATTAGCATCACTACTACCACAGTGAGGACAGGCTTCATGCCTGATGAACTCACTATCCTCTTGCATCCAACTCTTCCTCTAAGATTGTAGACATCATGCGGAACCCATCTGCAATCCTAGCTAGTTCAGGATCAGGATACTTGTCAGCATCTTGGCACATCATGTAAGCCATGTCATCATAGTCTACTGCTTCGTGAAACTCCAAGTCATCCATGTAAACTGAGAAGCTCAGGCCATTCTTAGTAAACTCAGCCTGTAGATCAACCTCAGATACAATCTCTTCTACTGTGTCAATGACACTCATTACAACCACTCCTCTGGTATTGTACCCTCTGCCCAGACAAACCCTTGTCGGTCTGCCCACTCACCACAGGTCATCTTAGACCCATCCTTTCTTTTCTTAGCACCCTGTATGGTAGAGCTTGCCTTCTGAAATACAAAGCGGATATCCAAGTCGGGATACTGTGCCTTGATTGACTTCATCTTGCGTTGGCTATCCTGTCTAAGATAACCCTTAAGCTCTACGATCATATTACCTACTGCTAAGTCAGGGATGTAGTGACGTTCCACATAGTAGGCCATCTTGTCTGGCTCGTACTGGTATGAAACGCCACGCTCGTTAAGGTCTTCGATGACCCTTGCCTCAAAAGTCCCCTTGGTCTTTAGCATCAGCGGTATCATCTACATCATTGAACATCTCTTGGTTATCATCCTTCACAACTGCTTGGGTAATGTAACCATCCTCTTCATCAAAGAGGTTAGTGGTAGGCATACCGTACTCTACCAAGTCAATGACCTGTACACCCAGCATCTTTAGGGATACACCAACAGTCTTAGTAGCTGGCATCATGTAAGGGTTGGGCTGTACTTTAACAATCACCTTAGAACCATTACCGATTAGAGTGTCGGGGTTGATAGGCTTAACCTTTGAGTCACAGACAAAGGGTTTCTGTACTCGTTTGGTTCCATCACGTAGTACCTGCACTGCCTTGAGTTTACAGTTGAACGTGACGTTACCAGTATCGTTACCATCTTCATCGTACTCAGTGGTGTAGGCTGGAGTAGTGGACAGGACAGCTTTGAGTTTCGGCTGTTCCTTGACAACTTCAGCTAGCTTCTGGGTTGCGTAGCTGTCTAGTTGTTCACACAATTCTGCTGCTTCTGTGACAGGCATCACTACCTTGATAGTGTACTGTCCTTCAGGCACAAACTTTGTATCAGGCTCCATTACTTTTGCCCACATTGCTGAACCTTGTATCTTCATGTGTTTCGTTTCCATATATGTAAGCTCCTTAAGCTTTTGGTTAAATGGCAATAGGGGAACTTTAGACTAAGCAAAGAAGTATTCAGACTGTAGTACCTTGCGTATGTCTAAGTCACCTAGTGCTGGTGGCAGAGGGACATCCTCTGTACCTAAAGTTTGTATAGCATGATCCCTTAACTCAGTCAACACATCATGCTCCTCGTACATCCTAACAAACTCCTGACGTATAAGGTCAGACATCATAGGCATCAGGCTACTGTGTGTGCCGTAGCTGTCATGTACCATGTGAAAATTTAGGATACCACGGTTCACACAGGCATTGATGGTCTTGGTCATAGCTGCTGCATCCAGAGAGTGGATGAAGTTAGGGCTACTGCCTGAACCTGTACGTCTGCGTGATACTGTTGACTGTTCCTCAAGCATGTTAAGCTTGACTATCTCGCCATTGATGTGTGTCTTGATGCGCTTGGTTGTTGTGTTATTGTATGACTGTAACACTAGCCAGCCTGTGGGTGTGACCCACTCCATGTGTTTGTTTACGTCAGCATATACATCTCCTACTGATTTAATATAGTCCATCACCCTGCTGGCTGCAACGATCACATTACTTATAGCATCCCATACATAGTTAGCAAGGTATACACTTGCAGGGAACAGGTCTTCACCAAAGGGATTGTCACCTGTATCGTTGATCTGTTCTTCCATAGCCTCTTGGATGTAGGCTCTACATGAGTGCTTAGTACCTGAGTATGGTACGATCATCACTGGCCTCTTGGTTAGCTTACGAGAGACACCAAACCTCTTCCACTGACGTGACATCTCTGTGTCCTCGTTCATCACACGTGCCATAGCTTCCATTGCTACCTCAGTGTAGATATCCTGAGGCTGGGTGGCAGGTAGTAGATTGGTAGCCCTACCCCCACGCTCATCCCTTAGGATGGCTGAGAGGTGCTGTAAGCCGTTGCAACTGCCATCTGCTGACACAGGTAGGGTTGAGATGTAACCCCAGCCCTGCCGTACTAGCTGTGCAAACTCAAAGCACCATGCTAGGAATTGGTAAGGCTTGTCAGCCTCTAGCCACAGTAGATTATCGTAAGGGTTCTCAGCAATACGAACAAACTCATCTGACTTGTCCCATGCCCATGACTCACGCTGGTCTAGTGTGATCTTGTCGTTACCATACAGGTTAGCACCATGAATACACAACCACCGTGCCTCATCCCAGTTGTTGATAGCCACGCCATTACTAAATGTAAGGAGTGACTTGCTCCAGTCTGCTGACTGAGGAGAGAGGAAGGTACAGCTAGCATACTTGCGTGACCTAAAGTCATTCTGCCATACATAATAGAACTCATCATGCTTGGCATAGTCCTCAGCTACTTGCAGTGTACGCTCAACCTGTATGCGCTTGCTCACGGTGCGATTGTTATGGGAGTAGATAGCAGTACGCTGTCGTGACCATAGCACAAACTCTTCTCTGTCTGCCCCAGTCAATTCCTTAGGGTCTTTGTCAAAGGGATACATGGGTAGAGGTAGGTCATCCTTTGCAGGTAGCTTACCCCACTGCTGCCCACCATCCCATACAGTACGCAGTACTTGTAGCACAGGCTTGTTGATCTGCCATGCAGTACGCTGTAGTGCGTTAAGGCATGAGTATTCCTGACCTAACTCAGCGTCCTCTAGTCTTCTTAACTGTTCACCTACACTCATCTTCGCCTCACTATCGGTAGCTCTGGTATGTAATCACTGTGGTATCCACCACCTGTTACGCTTGTCCAGTCCTTAGGTACTATGAGACAGGGTGCAAAGCGTGGCCTTGCTGTCTCAGTGTACTGCCTAAAGCCATTGATCCATGCCTCAGTCTCTGAGGTAGCCTTAACAATTGTGGTAGTCTTGGTCTTGCCTGACCTCTGCTTCTGTAACTCTACTAGACCTGTAGTTCTTACGACTACATCTATCATCCTACAGCCTACGTGGATACGGTCAGACTTGTTCCACTCAGTATGCTTGAACCCATCCTTGTTCATCTTGTGTGTCAGGCCGTAGCGTCTAGCATTACTAGACTTCTTCAGTGCCAGCTTGATGGTGTTACGTGCTACGTCACCCTCATCTGCTACCCACCTGTCTAGTCTGTCCTGCATTTCAATAGCACCACCAATGATGTGTGCTAGGTACAGTAGCCCCTGCCTGTGTGAGATACCATCTATCAGGGTAATCAGTGATAGGTAGGCTACCTCTTCTACCTTCATGTCTTTAATAAGACCGTAAGTTATATCCCTGTTGGACTTAGGGTTGTCTATTAGTTCCTTTACTCCTGCTGCAACAGCACTAACAGTGCGTGATACAATGACCTGTCCATGTTGGGTACGAGACTCAGACTTACTGGCAATAGCCTTGTCTAAATCCTTACGGTATCGTTCTATACCTGCTGTTATCATCTCTTGTTCTAGTGATAACTGAGTTTCTAAAGTTCCCCTCATGGTTAAGCCCCCTAAAGATTACTAGTTAGGATACCTGTTACACCTGCTACCATCATCAGTATCATTAGCATCATCTGCTTACCAATAACTTCTTCTAAGTTAGTACGGTAACCATATACTGCTACTGCTAGCATCCCTAAATATATACCATATAATACTAAGCTCATCACTCTTCTCCATAGTAACGCATCATCCACTCCTGCTGGGCAGTAATGATCTCATACTCATCAGCATCCTCAGACCACTCAGCTAGGCACTCAATACAGAACCACTCTATCTTATTATCAATAGCGTATACTGCTTCTGCCTCACCCTTGTTACAGTAGGGGCAGGTCTTAAAGCCCATACTCATTTTGGTTTCCCCATCGTAAAGAATACTTTGTCTCCTACAGACAGGCTAGGTACGTCAGGATTTACATTCTGCTTACCTACATACTTCACTTCATACCCAGCTTGGATATTATCCTGTGCTGTAGCAAAGAACTCTGCGTTGTCATACATAAACAACCCTACAAATACTGTCAAGATAATCATTAGATACTTTCCCCTTCTTCTTTTACTCGTAACATTTTACCTGCTGTGTAGCCATGCTTGAACTTGATCCAGTACTGTGCCTCAGTATCCTTATCATATGAGTTAACATACTTGTCCTTGTGATACCCTGCACCATAACCTAGTACATAGGCATCATCATATGTGTTACGTTTGTTAGCCCAGTTTTTCCAAGCGTTCATCTGTGCATCCTGCATCGACTGTCTCCTTCTTGATTGCATCACTGCTTTATGTACTGGTGTTATCTTCATTAGTCATCAGCCCTGTCAACAGGCCAGTCATTATCTACTGCTAGTCTTACCACGTTGTCGTTACTACTGTCAAGTTCTATCTCATAGTAGTTCATAAAGATAGACAACTCGCCATGTTCGATGGCCTCATAGACTATCTCAAATAGCTCATGTAAATCATAGACCTGTAGTGTGTTGCCCTCTAGTACATAGCCCCGCTTGTTAGGTACATAGACCATCAGGCGTACCTCAAGATAGTCTTCTTCTGACTGTGATACTGACAGGATGTAGTCGTTGCCCTTGTCAGGTGGTAGGTGTATGTGTGTGCATCTAGTCACTACAAATCTCCTTTACAAATAGTTCATGTGGTATCTTGTCCCACTCACTGCGTCTGATCTTCCACTTGTCATGCTGTACTGGTGTGCATAGTCGCACCCACTTCCAGCCTACGTTGACCCACACTAGGCGTGTGCCACATACAGGATAGCGTGAATCGTATAGGTCACAGCGATATAGCTTGGCATTTGCCCATGTTTTTTCTGGTGGTCTAGGTGTTATCATCATTAGTCTCCTTCATTGTCATAACTGATAAGGTCTATCAGTTCAAGTCGATCCTGATGGACAGCCATCTTGTCGAGTTCGCTTTGGATAGCTTCCATGATGTCTGAGTGTTCGCCAATACCAGCCGGATTGTTTAAGTACACAGCTATATTGGTCTTATGTAAATCTATGTTTCCATTAGCATGGTTTCTCAACGCTGTCATTATTTTATTAGGCTTTATCATTCTTTCATACATAGTATTACCCCTCATTTATAAGTGCCTTGATTATACTCATCCACCCAGTCATCTTGGGCAGCTTCTTCTTGATATTCTGTCCATAGTTTATCTAGTAAAAACCTAACATGCTTTACTGTTAGGTTATCCTGTACTGTAGGACAATCTTCCTCATGTCTTTTATATAAGGACAGAGCTTCTGCTTCACCTTCAAAGGTATAACACTCATCAGTTTCCCAAACTGAAATACAAACGCTAGCATCAGTACCATACACAGGTTTCATATTAAAATTTTCACAGAGAATTTTCATTTCTTTGTCTCTATATTGTAAGTGTAAGCGATCAGCAGCTAGTTCTTCATTAGTATACAACCAACCCCAGCCCTCTCTAACTATAGCAATTTGATATAGTGGTTTAGTTTTAGTTTTGTAAACTTTCACTAGGTCTGGATATAAACTCATAGTATTACTCCTAAAACAGTGGTTCATATGTGACACCATCATCATGCCTAGACTTTAGACCTGATAGCTGCTGCCTCATGCTTGATACATCCTGCCCTTCCCACTCAGCGTCCTCTATCTGGACTGCTAGTGCCTTCATCTTGGTTAGTATGCTTGAAAGCCTAGCGTCCTGAGTTATGTCAGGGTAGGCCGTGTCTATATACATTCCCATTAGTCCATCCTCGTTACATAGTGTCCATCAGTAGTAGGCAGTGCCACCATACCATAAGGATAGAAATATACATAGCCAAAAGATGTAGCCATCCTACCTATATGTGCCAAGTCTTCATCCTCATCATACTGACTACGGTATGCCCCATCATACAAGACTTCACCCTCAAACTTGTGCAGTCCATAGCCATAGCGTCCATCCATAAAGGATACAATGTCATCACCATTGTACATGTTAAACTCATGCACCCAGTGCGGCAGTACCCCCAGCCATTCCCTTAGGTATTCCTTAGGTTCGTCATAGTCCTTTGTGTTTAGCTCTAGTGTCATTTGTATGCCCCTTCCATCATATCAATGCCATTAATTAAACCATCAAGATAGGTTAACATCTCACGTGGTGCAACCCTACCATAGATGGTAGTGCTACCCTTATTAGCTGTCAATTCCCAGCCCCCATAGTGAGGCGCATTGCCTAGCCAATACTCTGTACCTAGTCTTCTATTGATGCGATACAGTCTAGTCTTTAGCATGTGTGGTGTTGTTCTCATTGTCTTACCCCTCAAAGTAGTCGTTACAAACTGCTGCTATGAAACTAGCTATCAACAATACAAAGCCAGTGATACCTAGCATGAATATAAATACTATTAGAATGTCTAGCATGTCAATCCCCTATACAATCCCATGATGCCTACGCCATGCCATCCATGTGATGGCTTGCATCTCGTATGCCTTGATGCCTACCTTCTTGGCTGCGTGGACATATGCTGCCTGTAGTAGCCTGTATTCCTTCTTGCCTATGTTGGTCTTGTCATTAGTCAGACCTACTCGCTCATTGTAAAAGATATTCCTAGCGTGTCCATCTATGGTGCAGGTATCCTCGCCCATGATATTCTCAAAGAAGCAGGTTATCTTTTGACCTGATAGGATCACCTTGGTTTCGTCATAGGTTGGCCTATCAGATAGCAGGAACCATGCCTTCTCTTTCATCTTGTTATAGGTACTAACCTTAACAGTCTCCATATGGTCACCCCGCAAGTATGCACCTATCAAGTCATAGGCATTGCTTACATTGCGTTCCCACTTATTGTTGGGCGATAGTGCTGCTACTACCGACACCACCCTATAAACAGGCATATCGTAATGCACTGCTATCTTGCGGCACTGCTCTAGTGCATCACTATACCAGTCAAAGGCACGTTCAGTCTCATTAGACTGCCCATACCAGTAAAGGATATTCCTTACACTCATGGTTACTACTCCTAGCTGTTACAAGGTACAACGATATTTAGGGAGAATAATACCGTTGCCCTTGGCTTGTCAATAGACTTGTTGAATGTCTTTAACACCACCAAATTTACGCTTTGCTAACATAGGAAAAGACAAGTAACGGCTCACAAGTCCTGTATGAAAGCCCATAAATGTTGAGCCACTGGACATGCCGAAGCGATACTTGTTAACTCTTGGACGCTTGCCATATACTGCCATTGTCTTACCTAGTACTTTAATTGTCTTGGTTTTCATGCTACTACTCCTAGCGTTATAGGTACACCATTGCACCTTGTAACAGCTAGGGATTTGTCCTTGCTATCGGACTCCACCCTAGCTTGGCCTAAGCACTCTTGACCCGCACCGCCTCCACTAAAATCGGGTTCTATAGCCCGCACTTTCATGGACATGCTTTCTAAGGTATTTAGCCTTAGTAGTTAGAAGCTTCGCTTTGTGTACCTTGGTACTATCCGCTTCGATGTGTTCTTCTATTCTCTTAGTCTTACATATTCTGTTTAGTCTGTCTAGTCATATTCGTATTCGGTAGGCTATTCTTTTATTCGTATGGCCTAGCAAGGTTAGTCGTACTGCTCTTGCGCTTTCTTTTGGCCTATCGAAAGTTTCTTGCTATTGCTCTTGCGAGTAAGTCGGTACGTTTTCTTTCGATGCTTAAACCTAGCATGAAATAATTGAGAAAGTAAACGACTAATATTTGACACTTGTAGCGTCAGAATGTTGACAGGTGTCAAGGAATTGACATGCTCGTGTATATACTTAAAGTGTCTAGTGGTTTGTTCATGGTATGTTCTGGGACTTGTAGGATTTTTAGGAACAAAGCAAGAACAGATAGAGAGAGAGACACAGGCAATGCTTAAAATCTTAAAGAACTCGAAGAATGTTAGGCGTGGCTAAGATTGTAAAGGATGCCAAGGTTTCTGATGGTTCCAGAAGAATGTTAGGCGTGGCTAAGATTATAAGGCATCGCGCATCATGGGGGGAATCGCGCGTCTGATCTTATTATATACCCCCTCAGATTTTTTAGGGTATTTTAGGTCATACACACTACTGCCTTATTCTTTAAGCAGGTTAATAAGGAGTTAGTAAGTAGTAAGTAGTAGTCCTAAGTATCCTATAACATCCTAAAGGTACTTAAAGATACTACTTACTACTACCTACTATATATATCTTAGGGGGGTCTAGTCAATAGGGGAACCTTCGGAACGGTATTATAGTACCACCCAACCCCCTACATCCTTCTCCTTCTGACCTATGTTAAGGTGTGACATGAACTTATCAAGCTCAAAGTCTAGGAGTTCCTCTTTCCTTGTTCGTATTTCTGTATCTGCGTCAGCAGCCATCTGGTCTGTCCAGTACTGCACTGCCATAGCAAGAACGTCAAGTCTATCGTCATGTGCTAACGCTCCTCGCTGCTTTGTTATACGTGTCATCTGATAGGTAAGCATGTACTTAATACCCTTCTCAGGGGGCATAGACTGTACACTGTCATAGTCCTTCTGGATAACCTTAGGGTCTATAACAAGCCTATGCTGGTTCATTACAGGCTCTAGGGTGTCAATGATCCTGTGTTCCTTCTGCTTACTATGGCGTACCTCTTCTATGGTCACTGGATGTGTCTTGAGTAGGTAGGGCTTCAGTAGCTCAGTAAACATACCGTCACCAAAGTTACTCTCTACTAGTACCATATTAACCTTGTGTATCTTAGCCAAGTCACACAGGTGTTGTAGTGTACTGTCTGAGTAGCCACCAGCGACACCACCAGCATCTACAACATGCAGGAAACCATTAAGCATCTTAACAACAGCGTATGCTGTCTCATCAGAGCCTCTACCAGAGGGGTCAATGGCTAGTACGCTACCCTGATACTCTGTACGTCCTACAGTGTCCTCAGGAGCGTAGAACTTGTCCCCTGCTAGCCCTACATTCGGTAGGTCTTCAAGGGTCTTAAAGATACCATACACTAGTTTCTCAGGTGCAGTATCCTTATCACAGCTATATACAAGTAGGTCACTTAGTTTAAGGGGGTATTTGTTTGCATCAGATAGTGAAGTATCCAACATAAATTGCAAAGCAAAGCCACTTCTACCATAACTTAGTTCTCTTTCTAGTAAATCATCATCATCAAATCGTTTAGGGTCTGTAGGAAGCCCATACACGGCCTCTAGGTTAGTTTGTAGGGAATCATACAGCGTAGGAGCTAACCTGCCCCCATAAGCCTTCTCTGCGCGATCTAGGCTAGGGTATCTTGCAGGCCATACTCTCATCTTATAACCACGTGCAAGTAGGGCATTGTACAGGGACATCTCACACTGAGGAGTTCCTAAGTATATAATCCTACCGTCAGGCTTAAGAACAGCGTCAAACTCCTTGACAGTCTCTGCAAGTTTCTCCCGCATCATGTGTGTCATAGAGTTGTTAGGGACTTCTACGTCATCAGCAATGATAATGTCTGCACGGCTACCTGTAAGCTGCCCTGTGACCCCTACAGACTTCACTGAGGGGCTACCAGAGGCTTTAGCAGGGGCTACATCAAAGGCTATCTTAGACCATCTCTGGCCTTCCTTAGCGACTAGGTGCTGGCATATAGGCAGTTCCATGATAATGCGCTGTGTAAAGGTGGAAAAGTCATCAGCACGTGCCTTAGACGCTGACACAACCATAAACTTAAGCTGTGGGTCTAGCAGTAGCTGGTGTACAACGTAGGCAGCAGTAATATAACTCTTACCTACACCACGGAAAGCCTCAATGATACAACGCTTAGGGCTGTCCTGAAGATAGTGTGCTATGTCGTACTGAATAGGGGTAGGTTCTGGCAATCCCAAGTGCTGCCATACCAAGTATGTAAAGTTTCTAAAGTCTTTAAGTTGTTCAGGAACCTTAGTCATTATGACTACTTACTACTAGTTTAAGTTTTTCTATCTCAATCTCCAGATCATGTACCCGCTTGACCGTATCCTGCACAGACTTTGGTGGCTTAAACTCATCTATCCAGTTATCGTTTTCTTCTACTTCTTGCATGGTAAGCTCAAGATTATGTTCTAAGAAAGATATTCGCTCTGTCAAACCAAAATAAACCCAAACTGATACGGCTGTAAAAGCAATCATGCTAATCAAGTTGCGTAGGGGTATGGTAACTTCTGAACTTTCATTTAACTTGTGAGCTACCTGTTTCATTGTAGTTGTTCTCCAACCTCAAACGGCAGGTCATTAAGAAGGTTAGCCATAGGGCTTTCTGCCATGATAACATCCAAGGATGCTCCATTGTCCTTAAGAAACTTAACAGCCACTGATAGTTCACTAGCTGTAGCTTCCCCACCACGTACTCTAAGTAGTAGCTCTTGGGTGACAGCCTCATGCAAGCTGTCTATCAGTTGTTTTTCTGTCACTTCCACTCTCCTGTACGAATTTGATCCGTTACATCTACGGCTCTCTGGCCTACCTGTTTAGCCCAGCGGCTGTTCAGGAACTCGTCTGCTGCCGTATCGTAGCTTCCGTCCCTTAGCAGAGCCATTGCGTTTACGAACTTGCCTACTGTTCCTATCCCTACGTTGAAGGTAAAGTTGATAAGGGCTGCGAAACGTACCTCGTCTAGCTGCTCTGTCCACGGAAACTCTGTTTGTATCTGCACAGTGGCTCGTTGGATGTCGTTCTGTAGTAGCATCTCTGCTTCTTCTTCCGATATCCCCACGTCCTCTAGATTTCTTCCCACACCGATTGTAAGTTTGTCTGCTGTGCATTTGTAAGGTTTTAATTTGAGTCCCTCATGGCGTTTAAGTTGTTCAATTAAGCTCATGTTTTCTTCTTATACTTGTTTGTTTTAGGAAAGCCAGCCTTCATATTGGCATAGGACTTGGCAGATACAGTAGACTTACTCTTAGGTCTGCTAGTACCAGCCTTCTTACGTTTATTTATATTCTCATATAAGCTCATTACTTTTTTCCAAACATCTTAGTTGCACCCTTAATACCAAAACTTGCTGATACGATGATACCTAAGGTATAACGATACCAGTCAGGTGTCATAGACAAAGCCTCAAAGCCTCGTTCTACGTACTCCACGGTAAAGGGTAAGAAACATAGCAGCAGTGGTATACTGAACAGAATTGTAAGATACTCGTCCTTCCAGCTATCCTTTGCACCATCTATTGCTGCTTTATCCCAGTCAATCTCACCAGAAATCTTCTTCTCCATAAGGCTAGTCTCTGCCTCAATCTTAACAAGCTTCTGCTTTGCTTTGGCTTTCTTTGTCTCAACAAAGCCCTCTACGGCACTGCTGGCTACGCCAAACAATCCCTGTAGTAATACACCCATCATAGCTGTTATCCTTAAGTTTCTAACCCATTTACTAGTGTACACTCATAATCAACTGTACTCCAGTTACCATCCTTGGGTAGTTCTTCATGTAAAAGTTTATACTCTATACATTCCTGCTTGTCTTCAAACCATTGTATACTTTGTTCTACACAGGTTGATTGCATACAAGCAGTTAGCATAAGTGACCATATCATAGTTGTTGTCCCTTTAATGGAAGACACTTAAATTGTTTAGGTTCTAAATCTCTACCCTGCATTTCCATAATATCGTTACCCATCGTGTAAGCTCTCTTCTGACATAGCTCGTATGTTGCATGGGGGCCACGTGTATCGTGAAACTCCCAGCAGTCCGTGGGTACAGACAGGCTGCAAGCTAGTACTAGTGTCTTAAACATAACTCATCGCTTTCGCTACAGAAACCATAACGGTTATAAAAAGACCTATGGCTATTGCTAGGATAGCAGTAACTAACACAGCAGTTTTCATAGTCTCCTCAAATTCCTTATCTTTCTGTATCTTATATCGCCTAGCCTTAGCCTCAGCTTCTCGTTGTTCCTGTAGTCTTTTAGCACGTTCCGCTAAGATACTCTTCCATGTACCGTGACCAAATCTCATGTCAACCATAGTGGCTACTTCCTGCAACTTTTCTGCTGCGAGTTTAGCGTCTATGACTTCTTTAGCTACAGTATCTACCCCAAACTGATCCCCAAGTCCTGTACCAGACTTCTTGTTTCTGGCTTGTTGGATTTGTTTTTCACCTGTAAACAGGTCATCAATCTGGCTTGCTATTTGTCCAATATCTTGAACAGTGCTAATGTGTGTCTTAATAAAGTCCACACTCTGTTTAACTAATGCAATCCCTGCGAGGGTAGTACTGATAGGTTCCATGATAGTTCCTTATAGCTTCATTAACAGGGATGCAGCGAGGCCAACGATAACCACCGTTGACCCCATTATCATTGCTTCCAAACGCCACAAGCGTCTGTCTAAGCCTGATAGTTTGTCTTCTACAGACGCATAACGAACTGCACACTCCTTTTCGTGAGCCTCAAGTTCCAAGGCTACACGCAACTCTGGTGTAACTTCCTGTGACATCTTCATCAGCCAGCGATTTCCGTTACGAATAATCCTGAAGCTTTGAAAGAACCTTGGGCGGTGTTTGGGGTTTCAACATAAACAAACGGTCTAAGTCTAATTGTCTGTGCGCTTGTAGATGCTGGACTAAATATCCCTACGACAAATGTTGAAGGGTAATAGTACCCTGTTGATGAAGTGATGGCAGAGTGCATGTAATGCGGGAAATCACTGTTATCTATAGCAGTCGTGTCATTTAAGGTTATTATCTGACCGTGACCCATTGTGGAAGTAGCATTCATTGATGTCCAACCTACCATTCCATAACAATACAAAATGCTGCTAGTAGACTTAGGTGTGATTGTAACGCTTTGTGCTTCAACGTATGTACGCCCAGCAAGAGTTGCCCCATATAAAACGCTTGCGCCTGTTGCCGCTGTGCCAGT